AAGATTGGCATTTTTGAAAAAGTTACTGTAAAGTTCATTCGCAACTGTAAATCCACTTCCATCAGTCTTATCATAAAGACTGATGGAAACTTCAGGAAAATTAACATAAATGGGCAAATGTACTTTTTTGCCATATTTGTCAACAGTTACTGTTTCAGTTGAAATAGTTATTGGCGAAACTGTTTTGGCGAATGATGACATATCGGATGATAAGCCAGTTATAGTATCTATAAATTCTACAAACCACATGTCTCCCATTTTTGGAGCAGCAGTAATTGCAGATTGAGAATTTCCTGCAAATCCATATTTGCTAGTTGCTTGATTGCTACCAGCTAATATTGTTTTGTCAGTTCTCTCATTTTGTAGAGACTTGTTCGCCATTTTATATTACCTATTAGCCAGTTAAACTTGAATCATTGGTGAAGCCAGGGGATGGCATCAAATCTGTATCAGTTAAAACAGCGTTATCATATTGAATTGTCAAATTGATTGTAACTGCATCTGATACTGAGTAATCACTTTGTGAATAATCTGTGTTTGTTAGGAAACAACCTTCTAGTTGCCACTGTTCAATTGGATTACCATCATTGCCATTTAGTGTTTCAATAAGTGTCGAAAATTTGTAGTTTGTTCCTGCAAGTGGACCAGTTTGATTTCTGTGATCTAGTTGTGATTGTACTTGACGGCCAACTAATTTAGTTAGTGAGTTAGCAACATCATCACGTAGTGTGATTGTGATTGGTTCCCAAGTGTGCTTTCCCATCATGTACATACGAGAGTTGTATGAATCAATTGGAATAGACTCGTGTGAGACTTTGGGACGGGTTACATTCATAACTTGTCTTGTGAAGTCTGTTGTATTCTCTGATAGGCCACCAAAACCTGCAACTTGTACTCTAAAACGATAGTTTAATTTAGGTTGTAGAATACCTGTACCTGTTGATGCACCGCTATCTGTTGGAACACCGAAATTTTGTAATGTTCTTGCCATAATAATATCTCCTGATATAGTTTTGCGTTATACAAGTATTTATCAGTATTTATTAAAATTAAAGTTGTAGTTAATAAAAAACCCGACATTACTGCCGGGTCTCTTAAAGTTATTGTTTTTAATACTATATTATAATTCTTCACCAGTATTACGAATACGCAGAGGAATATAGATAAATTCAACTGATTTGACTGGCTGAATTGCAATATCTACCCATAATTCATTTCTATCGATACGTGCCGGTGTATTGTTTGATTCATCACAAACTACTAGGAAGTCATATAGACCTCGATTAGTAACTAGACCGCCGCAGAAACGCTCAACCGCATCTCGCATGTTGTCACGTGTGATTTTATCATTTTGTTCAAACAAGAAGCCTCTTGATAGTTGATCTAAACTATAACGCATGTGATTAACTAGTCTTGCTACGTTGATACGATCAAGTGCAGATGCAAATGATTGCTGCGTCTTTTGACCATATACAACTAAGCCTGTGCCAGGCATATCTGCGATTGGATTCATACGGTTTGCATACATTACATCACGCTGGCCTTCTGTGAGACGAACCCGAACAAATTCATTTTCATCATTTACATAGCCAACTTGTGATGCATTAGTAACAACCCCACGTGTTAAACCTGCTGGAGCAAACCAAGGGAAAGATACTTGATCTGAGAAAGCTATAGTACGCAATGCAATTGCTGATGCTGGCATAACAACTTCATTGCCAGATAGATCAGTGGTTAAACCATGTGGATAATAAACACCTGCATATGCATCTGTTACTGTATTATTATCTGCCCAGGCTTTAATATCTGTTGCAGTACCTTTTAATGTCATTGGAGTATCACCGATAACAAATGCTATTTCTTTTTTGTCTTTGTTTAGACCAACCATTTCATCTGTTAGTTCTGGATAACCTGGCGCGGCAATCAAATTGAAGTATACTGCTTCTGCACGAATACCTTCATTTGCTACCAGTGCTGCTGACATTGCTTCAGAAACCATATGACGCTGCGCGGATGAACCAAATTTGCCTGAACCATCTAGATTTACGCCTGATACCCATTCCCATTTTCCATCTACATATTGTTTGACATTGTATGTTGTATAATCCATGTTAACCATTAAGATATTTTCTGGAAGTAGTTCTGCATTTGGTGTATTTTCATGTACGTCACGCGCACTTTCATTGCCCAGTGTATCATACGGTGCGTCCGCTGAGTAGTGACCGAAAATCATACCATTGGATGACGACTGATCAGCATTATCTAGTTTTACCCATTCTAACCCACTATAGCGCCACATTACTGGATAATTTACTGCATCTGTATCTACCCAAATATCACCAGCAATCAGCGCAGATGATCCATCTTTACGTGCGATTGGACGCATTGAACGTAATTGTAGTTCATTAGCATATATACCATCATTGTCTTCTGACCAAGCATATTTTACCCATTGCTGTTCGCCACCCACATATTCAACACGTAGTAATTCCATTTTTAAATCAGCATTGTACCATAGTGTATCTGGAGCGATATCGCCTTTTGGCGCTAGTGTACTTGATTCATATGAAAGGTCTTCCCATACTGTTGCTATAAATGTACTCGCTGAAGTGAATCCCATATCGTTTGCACCTGCAGAGAATGACAATGTTAGCATTTTACCATCAGTTTTGATGAGTCTAATTTTATTTGTGCCAACTTTTTCAATCTTTACATTATTATTATTCAAGTCAGAGTTATTCTGCATTGATGTAATCACAGTATCGATTGATGCGGTTGTGAAAGTAAAGGCCGTTACATTGCCATCCACTGAAACAGTAAATGATGAAGTTATGGATGTAGTATCTGCTATAGAAATTTCACTTTGAATTGAAGTTGTAGTTCCACCAGTATGTCTACGTAATTCTAACACACCTTTTGTTTCATCGCGTCTAGCGTATACGTCACCAAGAGTTATCAATGAATTATTCATTGCAATATCATCGTTAGCGTATGTTGAAACTTGTAATGCTTGGAATGCACCCGATACTGAATTATAATTTGCAAGTTTGATATCTAATCCGCCGCCTTGTTTTGTTAAGCGAACATAAACATCACCTGTGATTGCACTTGCTGGTGCAAAGTTTGCGAATGAGAAATTTGGCGAACCAATATCACCTAGTAGAACCCAACTAGTTGAAATTTTCTTCCAATAGGTCATTTTTATTGTTGACGTAACAACTGCAAAATCACCNGCAGAACCAAATGTATTCACCGGAGCCGCATAACCAGATGAATTCATAGGTTCAACATTACCTGTGCCTGGTTCATCCATTAATACTGATGGTGTGATTGCAACCCAAGATGTGCCATTATATTCAAATAGTCCATAATCTGAAGCAGTTGCTTCATGCCAATATGTGCCATTTACTAAAACACCAGCTGGTTCTTCGGTGCTTGCTTCTAATTCTGCTAGATCAATATCTGCACGAATAATATAAGCATTATTTGAAACGCCTAGATATTGATATGCTGCTAGTAGTCCATATTCACTTGTTTCAGAACCCTGTACTACTGAACCGCCTACTTCATAAAACTTTGGTTCTCCAAAAGTTTCTACTAATTCACGTTGCGAAGAAACTAGATATGCAACGCCAGAATTTGCTGGAATTGTGCCTGCTGCTAATGCTGTTCCTGAACCGTCTGTTTTGTTTGATGCCGTTGCTACTACAACTAGCGGTAGGGTACCCTGTGTTGCAGATACGTACTGTGATTCGTCCGTAACCATTACTGATACACCTGGGGATACTAATGTCGCCATTCTGTTTCTCCTTATAAAAACATATATTTGTTTGCTAAGAGTATTTATTAAATATACAGAAAAATGCGTATTTTTGAATTAACTACATAGACAATTGTTTTATAACTATGCTATATAGCGCATTAATTGGTCTAAGTTAAATTTTAATTCTGATAAATCACCATTATTATCAATAGTATAATCTGCCATCCATTGTTCAAGACTCATAGAGTCTTTAGACTCGGGCAACAAATGCATACTTCTATCAACCCAAATCGCATAATCAAATACACCAGTATTTTTCATAGCAAAGAACTCACGTTTATTTCTTAATCCACAATATATGTCATANGAATCAAACATTTCTCTACCNAGTGTGGCAGCATCAGGAATATTGTAATCACATATAGCATTATACCATTCTTCACGATGATTATGACGATCTGCGTAACANTCTTCTTCGCACGTGTATCCGTACTTATCTTTTAGGTTATCATAAATGAATAGTTTTGAGCAAAACTGTGAACTGCTTTCAAAAGAATAACCATAATCATCGCGTAAAAATTCACACACAGTATCTTTTCCATGTCTACCGTGCCCAATAACTAATAATTTATGATTACTCATACTATATTCCTCTATGATTCTTTATATAGAGTAATATAACATTGTATTAATATATTGTCAAGTCTAATCGTAACCTAAATGTGCTACATATTCAATATCATCATCATCATCATCAATCTCAGATATTGGATATAACCATGATGTGCGATTATTCCACACCTTTTCAAAATCATCATTTGAATTTATCATACGTTCATGGTTTCCCCATAAACGTCTAATATACGACTCGTATACACTACGCATCTCGTTTGTAGAGTATGATACTGGAAATAAGTGTCCCTTGACTGCAAAAAACACTTCATTCAGTTTTTTAAGTTCATCTAATGTCATAACAAATTTATTTATCACGTTATATTGTAGATATCGCTAACTTGTTCTANTTTTCATATATTAGTATATTTGCCATATCGTGATTTACTTCACTATGGCCACGTTCATCATTTCTAACTGCAATAACTACATCACGCAATTTAGCATCTGGAGAAAGATTGTAATAATCAATCGCAATCTTGGGCGCATTAATATTATCAATGGTTCCGTTGTCAATTTCCGCTAGGTATTGAGTATAACTCACCACCGCTTGTTCTTCAAAATAACCTACCATACGATGTGCTATTTTAGGAAATACAACATACAGAACAAAATAAAAATGCCAAAATACAAACTGTGCGACAAGAATAAGAAATCGTTCAAACCAATTAGGCTTTGCAATCTCAATGAATATCATAAGATGCATACGTTCATTCTCTGCTTCCTCTAATAAAGTTTTTATCCACCCTCTATCGTCAGGTTCCATCTTGCGTAATGATCGTAAGTGACTCCACATTCCTGCGACCATTCCTGGTACACCTGCAACTGTTTCTAATATAACTGCGCGGTGTCCATATCTTTTTGAAAAGAACGTATCAGCAGACCATCTTAGCATCATTGTAATAAACAATGCCACTCTGTCACCGAATGTCTTTGGGATATAATGTTCCATTTTGTATTCCATACTATTACTTATCTTAATATAGTGCTAAAATACTGATTTTACAATGCGCTAAAATGTAGCAGTTATCCAATTATGAATCCAAGTGGTGCTGACCCATCTACATAAGTTGCAAGTTCTAATTCAAGTTTATCAATTAGAACATCTGCCTCTGCTTTCATTTCTGCACCATTTAACGTCACACCACCTTGTGCGCCAGGTAATGATGAAAATTTACCACGTGCTTCACCCAACATACGTTTGCAGTATGCAAGGGCATAGTCTCTCAACCAAGATTTTAAATATGGATCAACCAACAGTTGGTCGTCATTGCGTTCAACATGTACGTGAATAAGAACTAATGCGTCGGCTCTCATTTTTCTTAATAGTTTTAATTTTTTTGTAACTGGATTCCAGATATACATAATATCGGTTGCTGCTACTCTATTTAAAGTTTCACGATACTGAGTAAAGAAATCAAATGTTGCAACCCCACCAATATGGTTGTTAAGAAAGAAATATGAATTTGCATATGCTAATTCAAAAGGATCCATGTCAACGCCGCCAGAAACTCCATTGCCGAACGAACGGTTCCATATTTGCTTTACTTCTGTGATTTCTTCTGGTAGCGTATACTCCGCTACATCTTCTTTTAATTCTAACGCATAAAAATCTTCTTCAACTGCATTTTCTGAACGTTGTCTTATTTTAGAAAGCGCGATATCCAATGCAACATCATAATGCTCTGGATCCAATTCGATATCAATCATTCCATCGCCAAGCAATAGTCTTATTTGTTTAATCACATCATTCTTAATTTTATTTCTGGTTTCAGGCATAATTTATCTCCGATATACAGTATTTATCAGAAACTAAAAAATCCGTAGTATCATCGTTTGTTCGTTAAACCGTCCATTCATTTTTGTCTCAACACTCTTAACTGCACTAAACTCTTTCTGTAGTGATCTCTTTGCAACCTTTTTGAACATAGATACCTGTTCTATCGGTTTTCGCATAGTTTTTTGAACACTCTTTTTTTCATCAAAGTTAATAAGTGTTGTTCCTTTAAATGACAATGAGTTTTTATCTGCAGGATAATACATACCCAACTTACGTGTCTTTGTATTATATACCATGATTGCCTGTGCATCTAAACAATCCAATGGTTTCTGGCTCACACTCTTAGTTAAAGTATCTTGCTTGCAATACTTCACCTTAGATACGATCTTTTCTTTATTTTGTGGTTTGGATTTACGAGGAGTACGATTTACTTTACTTTCCTGAATGATCATATCACACGCATCTAAAATATTACGATACATTGACCATGTGTTTTTTATTTGATCTTTTTTAAGATGCTTGAATCCTTCTTTAAGTTGTTCGTAATCTTCTTTTTTTGCTTCATTCATACGTTTCGGAGGATTAAGAAGTTCATCATATTCTTCATATTCTGCTTCATAAAATGACTTGATTACTTTAGCATGATTGCCTTTTGCTTCTGCTTTTCTTAGTATTTTAAGTGGATCAAACTGTTTAAGTGTGGAAGATTTGTAATCAAAATAATCTACAAATTTATCAATTTCTTCTGACATTTGAGCCGATTTGTCACGCAATAATTGCTGTATTGATGGGCGTGGAATATCTTTTGCTTTTGCTACTTCTTGCTTTTCAATCTTGACTTGCATACCTTTTTCAATAAGTAATTCTAGTTTTTCCTTAACATAAATATCTGCATCACGCATTACGTTACTGCCCACACCTGGTAATGTTGCAAGATAATCAGAAATANCATCATGATTTATGGGCATACCTTTTACTAGTGCCCTTGCATATGAACACACTGTCATTGGAATCCAAGTATCGCCCAGATTTTTAATAGCGGAAATTTGTTCTTTTGTATATTCGTTACGCTTCATCCAATCAATTATCCAAGGCTTTCCGTCTTTCGGTGTAAAGAAATAGTTATAATAAAAAGCAGTCCGGCATCGCTCCTTATAATATTGTTCTGCTGTCATGTCTTCTGCATACAGCCACTCTGGTTCTGGTCCAGTATATTTTTCATCTACAAACTTGGGCGTTCTTGTAGGCTTAGATTTCTTACGTTTTAAAGTTGCTACCATTTCGAATCACTCCTTAACCCTATTTAATATTAGTATATACTTTTATAATGATTTGTCAAGTTTTTTATTAATTTTTAACAAAATCAGTATTACAGTCGAGTTCTTTTACTCTTGGAATAATATCAGACTTGAGTACATTTATTAGTAATGCACTACGAAATTCAGTTGAGTTGTTGGGCATGGTACTGTGTAAAGTTCTGCCATCATACATCAATACGTCTCCGGGATTTGCAAGTAATTGCTGTCCTTCATTTATTAATCTCTGATTATAATGTTCTCGATTTTCTTCTATATCTTTATAATTAATCCTCTCTAGACTAGAACCAGGCAGATAAGAAGTCCCCCCATTATCTAACGTGAATTTGTCTAGTGGAATAATAATTTGTACACCAAGAGTTTCATTACTTTCAGCAAATTCAGCAAAACGATATGGAGTATCAATATGGGCATATATTTTATTTGATGATGGCCGAGTTGAAATACAATCAACTGCATGTATATCCCATTCTTTGTTATTAAACATTCGGGTTATCGAATCATATAATTGCCAAACAACTGGTTCCCACATTTCTCT